AAACAACAATTACAAAAAAACGCAAATTATTACAAATTTACAGTTTGTAGATTTGTAATTACAAATATTATTTATAAAAATATGAGTATATTGTATAATAATTATATTTCATGAATACTCGTCTGTTGGTCTATATCTTTATCGTCGCTATTTCGTTTCTATGTGATAAAATACATAGCGAATGTAAAGACCCTACCCTGTTTAAAGATGGCGTAAGTCTCGTTCACCATTTTATCTCTATTTATCTATGGTTTGGAACGTTTATATTCGGTTACCCAGAGTATCACTTGTTGTTTATACTCGCGATTAAATTTGGGTGGGTATATTTCGGTTCTTGTGTCATAAGTGAATGGTATAACAATGCGTGTAAATTGAATAAACGAGAGAACCACAAAGACATTCCCTATTACGTTGTATCAACGATAACGAATAAAAAATACCAGTCGTATGATAACCTGGTATATGTTATTATAGGCATAGATGTGGTCTATCTTGCGATGAAATACAAACTGCTATCGTTTTAATGTCTAGCTTTAGGTCCGGTTCCATTCTTCATCTACTAATCCATAACGTTTACATGTTTCAAAATCCCACCACAAATCATGTTTCAAAATGTCTGCTAATTCTTTTTTGGGAATAGCCGCATGTTCTCTATAAATGTTTTTGATCTTGTCCATCAGGACTTTGTTGTTTACAAATTCATCTTCCAGTTCCGCCATTTTTCCCCATGAACCAGCGGACAATTGGTGGATCAACATGTATGCGTTTGGTCGCATAAATCGCTTTGTTCCTACCACACTCATTAGTGTTCCTGCTGACGCAGTAGCGCCTTCAATAATAGTATATACAGGTACCTTACATGACTGAATCGCATCAATCGCGGTCATTGCATCAAACAAACAACCACCAAATGAGTTAATGTGTAAATAAATCGGGATTTCGTCCAAACATAATTTATGTGCAGTGACAATGTTGTCCAGTTCGCATGTGCGAAGGTGTTCTATCATTTCAAAGACACTTCCTCTGTCTACTTCTGCGTGAAAATAAATATGGTTCTCATCACGGGTGATTTTTCGCAATTTGTCCTCTTCTTCGTCGTCTTCTTCATCGTCGTCGTCGTTCTTTATAATAATATTGGCCTTTTTGTTCTGTTTCCGCTTTATCGCATTGTGACGAGTAAATTTATACATCTGTCTCCTTCCGTTATACATTATATAGACACCTGTATCTATATAATTTTGATAATTGTAAAAACTCTTTTATGTAAAAGACATCTAGAATATGCGGGTGTATACTATGTATACATGAAGTGCATAGACATTGACCATTTACATTTCAAATACGAGAACCAGAAGAAAACAATCAAGATATCAACTTGCGAAACGCTGGCGGATATTCGCATGGTGTATTGAATGATGTTATCGCACTCTAGAATAATAATATATGTTCTCGCAAAATAATAAATTATTGTAATGATAAATAAAGGGATGGCGATATAATACATTATTATAATGGAATTTGAAGACCCGTTTTTTTATATTTTGACTTTATCTGTTTATTTGTTCAGTTATCTGCTATATAACCATGTTTCACAGGTATGTGACATAGATTCTTTCATGAATTTGGGAACTGATTATTCAGAAATGAATACGTTTTTTGTGCAAGGTTCTCAACATACCTATTTGACAAAAGTATCTAAGAACGTAAAGACAACGAATGATTATAGCAACGAGTTTATTTTACTGTGTTGTTATTTACTACGAACGAGAACCGAACATGAGGTTGTTAGTTTGATTAAACAAATTTTGTGTACAATTAAAAACAATAATATAGTAACCATGTCTATGCAACTTAGTGACGATATATATTGTGACATACAGATAACACATTCGTCTTCTGACGGACAGTCAAAACAAACCATTGCCGACTACATGATAGAATTTAAGTTGTCCAACGACCAGTTCGCAACGCTAGATATCGTCCGATTTCTAGACGAAATACGAGAACATTACACAGGAGCCATTGGAAATGCTCGCGCGGACTTCATTTGTGAGATGTACACGCACTTGTATAACGAACCCTGCCTCATTGACGAGGACCAGCTCGTGTATATTAACAAGACCCCTCAAGAGGTGCTAGAGTGTTATCATCGTTACCCGGACAGTCCGGATAGTTTCGTCAAGCGTTTAATGAAAGATTAATGTTTTGAGTGTAATGTTCTCCAAAAATCGTGGAAAATTGAAATCTTTTCACTGCTTGTTATTAGAAGCAGTGAAACAATAAGAAGAATAACAAGAACAATTATGCCTATCGATATTAACGAAGACCGCAAACTCAGTTTGATTTGGTCCAAATACAAGAACATGTTGGCTGATCATCAGCGTTCAAGAAGAGCACATTGGAAAAATAATACTTTGGATGAATGGGAACAAGTTCGCCGAGATTTGGAATCCCAGCGTCGCAAGGAAATCTATGAGACGCGGGAAATGGTAAGAGCTGAGAAGGCAGAAAACGAAAGACAATTGCGCGAAGAGCATAAATCAATGCTTGAGAAAAGACGACAGGATAGTTTGGAACGCAAGAAGGCACAAGAATCATCGCCTCCTCCTTTGAGACGTTCTGCTCGTGTTCATAGTAAAACGTCCAACGACCCTTTAGCACTATACAGACGTGGTAGTATGTATACAAAGACAGCATAAAGAAGTATAAACATAAACAAAAACTAAAAGTCAATTGACTTTTTATTGATTTGAGAACATTATTTTTATTTATTTTTTGGACATGTTTCTCCCTCCTCCTTTGATACGTTCTGTTCGTGTTCTCCATAATCAAGGAAAATTGATAGATGTTTGATTGTTTTCTATACAAACAGTAAGCAACTACAAGAATCAGACAACATGCCTGCTATTAACATCTACGAAGACCGCGAGATCCGCCTCATTTGGGCAAAATTCCAGATTGTATTGAGCGATCACAAGCGATTTTGTCTTAGAACCGCGTTCTCGGAAGAACACAATATGGATGACTGGGACCGAATCCGTGACGAATTGGAAGCAGAAATGCATGCACAGATCACAAAAGTGCGTAAGCGATACAGACTGGAAAAGCGAGAGCGCGAACGGTTGGCGCGTGAACAGTTGGAAAGCGAGAACAAATCCACTCTAGAAAATATTCCTCCGCCTCCTCCGCCTCCTCGTCGTTCCAAGCGTATTCAAGAGAAAAAGGAGTAAAATAAAAAAATAAATAAAAAGAAAAGGTCGTCTTGACTTTTTTTCTAGGTTTAGTGTATACTATGGATCGCAAGAATCTGTGCAAAGGAAAAACCGTGAAGAGACCGAACAAGTGCAAGAAGGTGAGAGGATGCAAGGTGGCGGCTGGACCCAAGAGAACTTACTGCAGAAAGGCCAAGTCCCACAGAAACAAGACGGTGAAGAAGAGAAGCACCCAGAAGAAGTAAATAATATTGTATGATGAATGATTACAATATTATTGGTTTGAGAACATAGGAAGTTTATTTTTTGGAAGTTTTTCTCCTCGTGCGACGAGCAGACTTCTTTCTGCGTGTCTTTTTGCCGCCAACCGACTCAATCTTCAGGTGCTTGTTGGGTCCTAATGTGTATTTCTTGCCGTCGTGTTCAAACGAATCGCCTTCTTCGTGTGCCTTCAGTTTGTCTGCTAATGTGGTGAGGGTTTTAGTTGTGTAATGTTTATTTTTACCTAACGTGTATTTCTTGCCATCGTGGGCGAATGTATCGCCTTCTTTGTATGTCTTGAGTTTATCGGTCAATGTAGATTTGGGTTTGGAACCGCCTTTTTGAGTGGTGCGCTTTCTGCCACCTTGTTTTGTTTCTATTGATTGATAAGTTGGTACTTCAAAAACAGTTTCCATCTCATTTGCAACATCCATATTTTCTTGTTCAAGGGGTAATACCAAATCATTTTCAATTATGTTATCAACTAAACTCTCTAATTGACTAACATCGTCACTTTGATCGTAATAGTCAATTGGTATTCCATTATCTATATAAGAATGTACTAATATCATAGAATAGACACTATCAAAAAACTTTAAAATACCTTTTTTAGATAGAATTTCTATAACTTGATTCATTAATTCCCTATTCAAGTCCTTTACGCGAGGTTCTAGGATATAATCTACTAACTTATCATCAGGCGCCTCATCTTCGACGGGAACCCGTTCGTTATAATAAGTATTTATAGGATCAAAATAATAGTCAGTATTCGCAAATGCTAATGCTACTACGTCCATTTTTTTAGTTTCCGCTTTAAAACCTGGTTTTACGGGGTTACGTTCTACTTTTGCAACAGTAGGTTTCTTTTGTGTAAATTTGCTTCCAGCGCGTTGCCTTGATGAAATAATATTACGATTCCTGGTTCCTCTGTTTTGAGGTTGCATAAAAGATACAGGTACAGTCTTAGTCGTTTCAATATAATCCTTTCTTGCAAGGTCATAAAAAGTTATATTATTATTTGTGGTCAAACCAAAACTAGGTTTAAGTGAAACTGATGCTGTATACTTTTTAGCTCTATTCAATTTAAGATTTCCTTTAACAGAACGTATAAATTTGTTAATTAAATAGTCAGTTTTCAATGCCTTGATTTTTTTTTCAATATCGGAAATGGTCAAATCCGTATCATATTTTAATTCAGGAATATTAATCAAGTCGTTTTGAATAATTTGCATATCAGTTAGTACATTTTCATAAAAAGACCTTTTTAATACAAGTGGTTCAGTCACTCCATCTATATATAGCGGAGATGACGATTTATTCGAAAGAATTGTCATAGATTTTATGTAAGTATCATTTTCTTTTATAATTTCTTCCTTATTTTTGTTGAATCGTTTTGCAGCATCTCCGATTGGGTCGTCGCTCGGTTCAAATATAGTAATTGAATATTTTTTATCACCGCTTTTTGAATCTGCTCCAGTAAAAATGCATTTAACACCTAGTAATAAACATAAAGTATATACGACTTTATCACAAGTAATAAGTGTATATGTACTGTCTGAATGAACAGCTTTCCAAGCTAATACAATTAACACTTGCATTTTATCACCCCATTCTTTCAAAGAAATCAATGCCTTTTTGGTATTTGCATCTGCTCTCGAATCTTTTAAAATTTTATTCTTATTAGTATTGCCTGAAAAATAATTATTATTTGGGTCTTTCCCGAATACATCTTTACCATTATAAGAAAACGTAATATCATGAGTAGTCAGATTATAGTCAAACTTTAATTTGCTTACTGTCTTACTTTTCAAAGAAGAGTTTTCTAAACCAAATAATTCCATAAATTCGGGACTAAATTCAATAGTTTCGCCATTTTCTGGCCATACTTTTGCAGGATTATTATCCCTAGTAGCAGGATCAATATACGTTGCAATGTTACTATGTTCCTTGAAACCTTGTTCTATAAATGTATCTGGACCAAGACCACAATCTCTGAAAACATTCTCTATTTGTAAAGGTTCATTCAGAGGACTTCTCTTCTTTAGTTTTGTCCATGTTATTTGATGTATATATGGAGACAATACTTCTGTTACAGTATTTTCTAATTTATGTAAATCTTTATCATATATAGGCGTATACCCATATGTTTTTTCTCGCATAGGGTACATATTTAGTTGCATGAGTGTTGCTGCGTTGGTCCCATCTTTAATACTATCTAAATAATTCAACGTATGTTGATGAGCAATCATGGTATCATAATTTACACTACTAACACCATCCAGAATGCTTCGTATATTGTTTATATCTAATATTGGCTTTCCATTTACTAATATATTATTATCTTTATAATCAATCACATACGACATTATTTATACTGTATATATTTATATATTATTTTATTTTATTACATTGAGTAAAATTATACATAGAATAATCATTCATTCAAATATTTGCTACCTTTTTCACAGTGGAATTTGGTTTGCGTTTCTTAGAAACCCTTGTGCTTTTTGTCTTGGTTTTACGCAAAGATGATACGTCTTTTCCGTAACATTTCTTCATATAGTAATATTCTTCATCCACATCTCCACCTAAAATGAACTCTTTGAATCCATACTTCTTGTAATATGCTAATAAAAACTCGGGATCGCCGTGGTCAGGTTCTTTTTCCACATACAAATACAGCCCGTTCACTTTCTTGTATTGTTTCATTAATACATCGGTTATATACTTATCAATTAACTTCATCATACGCTGGACTGGTCCCTTCCTTATTTGCGTGCTACGTTTTGAACGACACACCTCATTGAGCCATGGTTGCTGATGAGACAATACATCTTGCGAACTCATTTGAATGGTTGCCGACCCACCATCTACAAACTCTTTGTAATCAGTGAAATTAACGTCATATCCTAAAGAAAGAGCTACCGCCATGGTTTTATCTGCAGTAGCATCGAACAAATCATACAAACGTTCACTATTTTCATTGTCGGTGTTCTCGTCCTTGAAGCACATCTTCTGCATATTTGCGACTAAACCTGCGAATTCCCGCAACTCTATTTCTTGTGGTAAGAATTCACAAGCATATCCAGAGAAACACAATTTTGACGCCACTTTTTTGGAACGATTGATAATATAAATGGCCGAATAATAGGTGATGTTACTCATTTATATAACGAAGAGAAATTACATGCACCAAATAGGATTATCTTTATTATGATACAAAATTGAAACATACCGAACTTTAACTCTTTTTGTTAAAAGGAGTTAAATACAACAAGTAGTTATATACATATCATGCCTGATTATACTTGCGAACGTTGCTTGAAGGAGTTTTCACAGAAATCGCACTATGACAAGCATATGAATCGGAAGAGACCTTGTCAGGATAACAAGAAGACATTGGAAAAGGTAGTAGAAGGTATCATCACAAACAAACTGGAAGGCAAAAAAAATGAACACATTGCGCCAACCGAACCGTCTGTGGTGGAAAACACATTCACCGACTCTACGAAAACAGACATTGTATCAAATACCGGCGAGAAAACACAGAAAGTGGTGAAGGAGGATTGTATTGAGGGGATGAAAAAAATCAAAGATGAGTCTGTAGACATCGTTATATGCGACCCACCCTATAACATCGGCAAGGACTTTGGTAACAATAGCGACAAGCAAAAAATGGATGATTATTTGGTTTGGTGCGATGACTGGATTCGCGAATGTATTCGTATTCTAAAACCCGCAGGAACCCTCTATATTTATGGATTCAGTGAGATATTGGCTTTCATTCGTGTAAGAATCAACATCAATGTGAGATGGATCATTTGGCATTACACCAACAAAGTGACTCCTTCTTTGAACTTCTGGCAGAGAACACACGAAAGTATTCTATGTTGCTACAAAGAGAAGCCTGTGTTCAACAAAGACGATGTGAGAGAACCATACACCGACACTTTCTTAAAGAACGCGGCAGGAAAGGTGAGAAAAGCGACCAAGGGACGATTCAGTAATGGTGAAAAAGAGACCACGTATACGGCTCACGCAAATGGCGCTCTGCCTCGCGATGTGATCAAGATATCCGCATTGGCGGGAGGTGCCGGCAAAAAGGAACGCGTGAATCACCCCACTCAAAAACCATTGGAATTGTGCGAAAAACTCATCAAGGCCAGCAAAAATGGCGAAGATACGGTATTGGTGGTCCCTTTCGCAGGCTCGGGAAGCGAATGTGTGGCGGCAAAAAAACACAATATCCACTTTATCGGATATGAAATCAATGAAGACTATGTAGACCTGTGTAATGAAAGACTGCGTGGGGTAGAGACCTCGTAATTCGCGCGCATAAATTAGAAAAAATATACAGTGTTTACATATTTTTTATTTTTGTTGTTTTTGTTGTTTTTGTTGTTTT